ATACTACATCCCATCTAAGGGCATCTTCGTAGACAACTCTCGGGATGTTGTCATTGAGGGCGTCACTTATCCGCGCAATACTGTTGACGGTTTCTTTGATGACGCTGTTGCTGCCCCTCCTGCCAAGCAGTTTGAGACCGTACAGGAAGGCCCAGATGGCTGGACTGTGGTGCCATGGCCGCAAGAAGACATCGATGCCCACAATGCTGCCGTCACTGAGTCCCTTGTGGCCCGTGTCTGGCAGGAGCGGTATAATATCGCCAACCACCCTATGTACGGTCTTGACCCTGCTGGAGCCGTGAAGGTTGCTACGCTTGCGGAAGCCGGTTTGCCCAAGGCAGTTGCTATCGTTGGATGGGTGCAAGCTCTCTACGACGAAGCTGTAACTAAGGAATTTGCTATTCGAGCAGGGGCTACGGAAGTCGGTGAGTGGACTACTCCCCAAGAGAAGCCCTACAGCGTGTCTGAAGTGATGGCTGAGGCAGTCTAATGAGTGAGCACAAGCCAACGAGCGATACCAGGACGCGCGTGAAGAATGCGCTGTCGAGGGAGACGGTGCTCCATCTTCCTCTTGCCGCCGTTGCTTCTGGTGTTGCATGGCTTGCTATCATAGGGTGGAATCACTTGGATGCTGCTGAGTCACACATTCAGACGAATACGCATGCTAACACGCAGCAGGAAAAATCTATCGATGCAAATTCGTCTGACATCAAGGCGAATACCCAGCGTATTGAGACGCAAAATGTGAAACAAGCGCGTATTGAGGCTAAGCTCGATAGCATGGCCGACGACATCAAGGAAATCAAAGAGGCCGTGAAGGCCCGATAGGGGGACACATGTTTGAGTGGATCCAGGCTAATCAGGAAGTGCTCATTGCTTGCGGCATTCCGCTGCTAGTGCTGATCGCTGACGCCATCGTGAAGTGGACGCAGACCAAGAAGGACGATGCCATCTGGCAGCGTATCAAGGAGAGTCTGCCGATCTTCAAGGATCAACCGAAGGGCGAGTAATGTTTGAGTCGCTGCTGGCCAGGCTGACAGAGGCCATCGCTGCCGGAGTGACAAAGGGGTTGATCGATGCCTGGCGCGAAGAGGAGCGGGTGTATCTGGAACGCGGTAGTGATGCCGACGATAGTCGTGCTGACGCTGCTCGCGCTTTTATCCAGTTGCATCAAGCGAGACAGAACAATACCGGATCCGAGTATACCCCACAAGATCAGCCAGCGCGTTCATTTGCCGGTGGTGACGAGACGACAAGACGGCACAACGCACACGACCTGGATCATGGTTGACGCCGGTTGGTGGGTTATTGCTCCAGAGGTACTAGACGAGGTTGAGTGATGCGCGATAACATCCAGCACGCAGAACCGAGTCGGTTTGAGATTCTGCGGAAAAAACGGTGGGCATATACAACTGTATTTAACGACGAGAGCGTTGCTGCCCGCATCGTGCTTGCCGATTTGCGCCGATTCACCGGAGCCGGCAGACCGATCAATGAACGCACCGAAGGTGACATGCGCGAGCGCATCGGGCTCCAGAAAGTGTACTACCGCATTTTACAAACGCTGCGCCTGACTGACGAGCAGATCGCTGCTTACCTACCGGAGGAAGAGCAATGACACGCGTACCATTCAATAAAGAGCAGGCTGAAGCGCTCAAGATCCTTGGGCCATATGACAATGGCGTTTGGGACGACCTACGCTCGCCAGCATCGACTATCAATCCACCAGGCGCCGAGGCTGACCCTGACATCGATCCTCTTGATGGTAGTTTGCTGTTTGCATCTAACCGTGTTGAGGTTTTATTCACTTTCCAACAGTTGCCGCATGCCTGGAAGCAGGGTTCTCCACTTGGACCGCACATTCACTGGGCAAAGACCAGTGATGAAGCTGGCACAGTTGCATGGAAGCTTGAATATAAACTGTTCGCTTATAATGCTGTGTACCCGAGTTCCTACACGAACATTGGCATCGTTTCGGTTCCGGACAATGGCAATGTCGCTACGCAGGTGCATGCCCTCACTAGGTGGGGCTATATCGACACATCAAGCATTGACGACTCCACATCAGCAATGATTGGCTATAAGTTGTCGCGCGTCACAACTGATCTGACTGACACATACTCAGCCGATGCGCGTCTTTTTGAGTTCGATACACACTATCTGAAAGACTCGCAGGGTTCCTTGCATGAGTACACCAAACAGTCCCGCTACACCTGGCAGGACGCAACATAGGAGGTCTCCATGGCCGACGAAGGACTAGCCGGCGGCAACGCCCCGGCCCCAGAGGCAAACGCCCAGGAACAGCAACAGCACACACAATCAGGCGCAGCGCTGCTGAATCAGGAGGCGCCGCCGCAGGACCAGCAGCAGCAAGCTCCGCCTTCCGAAACGTGGTACAGCAGCGTTCAGGACGAGTCGCTACGCGGGTGGGTCGAGGCAAAGAACTATCCCGACATGGAAACCGCACTGCGCCAGGCATACAACCTGGAGAAGATGCGCGGTGTGCCAGAGGACCAGTTGCTTAAGCTGCCTCGCGAGCGCACGCCGGAGAACATGCGTGATGTATACCAGAAGCTCGGCGCACCTGCGGATCCGTCGCAGTATCAGTTCCCTGATGGCACAACCGATGAGCAGGCCGCATGGTTCCGCAAAGTTGCGCATGAGCAGGGTCTTACTGTTGACCAGGCAAAGGCCACGTATCAGGGCATTGCTGATACGATCAACCAGGCTACCACACAGGCTCGAGAGCAGTTCCTTGTACAGTCGCAAGCTGACATTGAGACGCTCAAGCAGGACTGGGGTCCAGAGTTCAATGATCGCATCAATGAAGCCAGAAAGGCTCGGGCCAAGCTTGAACTGAGCGACACCGAGAACGATGCGCTTGAGCGTTCCCTTGGCACCAAACGCTTTCTGAACCTACTCGCCAGCATCGGTGCTCAAGACCGCGAGGCCGTGTTCATCGATAGCAACACTGGTGTCCAGGAGTTCCGGGCCATGAGCCCTTCGGCAGCCAAGGCCAAGCTGGAAAGCCTCAAGGGTGATCCGAAGTGGAACGAACGTCGCCTCAGCTTCGACAAGGCAGCGATGAACGAGTATGCCAATCTGTTGCGCATAGCCCAAGGTGGCTAGCATGAATCATGCTTGATTGATGTGCAACACGCATTACTGTGGGGGCGGCACCTAGGATTAGGCAGACGCCCCCTATTTTATGTGTGCCGTCGTGGCCCCTCGCGGTGAGGATTAGCCCAATAAGGATAAAGACTTACCGCGAGGAGAAAACATCATGGCTATTGCTACTGGCAGCGCGGCTGTCGAGCGCCATTTCATCGATTTCTACGGTGAAATGGTCATGGATCTGGCCCAGCAGAAGGTCAGCAAGCTGATGCCCTACGTCATGCAGGAGAGCGTGTCCGGCGAGATCGCCAGCATCGGTCAGCAGTATGGCGAGGTTGAAGGCCAGGTGGTCGGCAGCCGTTTCGGTGACACCCCCGAGAACCACGTTCCGCGCGAGCGTCGGTGGGTTGTGCCGGTCGACTATGACATCGCCACCCCCATCGACAAGTTCGACATGCTGCGACTCAATCATGACACCCTGGCCCCAGTCGCCCGCGCCCAGGCGCACGACATTGGCCGCTTCATTGACCGCCTCATCATCGAGGGTCTTCTTGGCACCAACAAGACTGGCCAGGACGGCAGCACCAGCACGACCTTTGCCACCGGGCAGGTTGTCGCCGCCGGCGGCACTGGTCTGACTGTCGACAAGCTGCGCTCGACCCGCGAGCTTTTCCTGGAAAACGACGTTGATCTGGACAGCGTGGTCATCCCGATGGTGATCTCGCCTGACCAGCACACCGATCTGCTTCAGGAGACCGAGACGACCAGTGCCGACTACAACAGCACCCGAGTGCTGACCAACGGCATGATCGACACCTTTATGGGCTTCAAGTTCATCGTCAGCACCCGCGTGCCTGGCGCTGGCAACTATAAGGCCGTGAAGGAGACCGTTACCCCCGGCACTGGCGAGGACTACGCGGTCGCTTGGGTGCCCGATGGCGCCGCTGTTGGCATCTGGAAGAATCAGGTGACTGATATCTACCAACGCCGCGACAAGCGCTCGAACTGGGAGGCCTATACCTGCGTGACCATGGGTGCGACCCGCATGCAGGAGGAAAAGGTCGTCCGGATCGCCACCGTCTGACCACAATAACGAGAGGAAACAACTATGGCTACCGTCTATGGCGTCAACGCCGACAAGCAGTTTGTCGACACGCCTTCTACCAAGATCGATGCCTCTGCTTATCGTGGTCGACTGCGTCGTTGCTCCGATACGTACGAGGCTGCTGCCTCAACGGCTGGCACCATCATCCGCATGATCCGCCTCAACGCAGGTGATGTCATCGACTCGCTGACCACCCTGCGCACCGATGCGCTCGGCACCGGCGTGACCGCTGACATCGTCTTCGACCCCGAGGACGGCACCACCGACGTCGAGCTTGCCACTAACATTGATGTTAGCTCGGCCAGTTCGACCCAGATGAATGCGGCTGCTTACATCGCCACCTTCCCGTACACCTGCTTGAAGAGTGGTTGGTTGTGCGTGGAGACGGCTGATGCGGCTGCCACCGGCACGATTCTCCTTGATGCTGTCACCATTGAAAACTGATCGGAGGTAAGCTATGGCTACTGCCGTGACGTACACTCTGGCTAAGGGTGGAAGCAAAGAGGCAATCGTCCGCGCCGCTGGCTTGACGGCTGACACGAATATCATCCTGGAGGTGGACGAGGATCTGCCCGTTGGTGATATCATTGCCCTTCTCCGCAAGGTTGAGGGACGTGTTGTCGAGAAGCACGGCGACTCTACGAGCTGATAAGGCCCCGCGCACACGGGAGACTGTGTGCGCGGGTTTCTAGGAGTCCCACATGGCGACAGGTTATAGCGAGACAGACATCGCTAACCAGGCCCTGACGCTTGTCGGGGCTTCACGTATTACATCGCTCGATGACGATGCCTCAGAAGAGGCTATCGTGTGCCGTGTGCAGTACCCAATCGCGCGGGACGCTGTCATTGGCATGGCCCCGTGGACCCCGTTCATGACGCGGGCTCGCCTGAGCGCAGACGCAACTGCGCCTGAGTGGGGATTCGCCTACCGATACGAACTGCCGTCTGACTGCATTCAACCGACGCGCGACATCTATACGGGTGCAATTCGTCTCATTCATGGAGACTATGTGATCGAAGGCAACTACCTTCTCACTGACCGCACCGGGCCAATCGACATCAGGTACATTCGCCGCGTAACCAACCCTGGCGACTGGGACCACATGTTTGTGCATGTGGTGTCGCTGTACCTGGCAGTGCTCATCAGCACCAAACTGGCACAGGATCCAGCGAAGCGCAGCTCCCTCCGCAGACAGTTTGAGGAGGTTGCCAGCACGGCTAAGGCACAGAACGCCCGCCGTAATGCTGGTGCGAATCTGGAGCTGGTGGACAGTTGGGAGCATGCTCGCTACGCTGGCAATCTGCCGAGTTCGTATAGCCCCCGCCTTGGTGGGTGGATTAGCTAATGGCCCGCTATAGCCCTGCTCTGACCGCATTCGACGCGGGTGAGTGGTCGCCGCTGTTGCGTGGCCAGGTAGAGGTTCCGAAGTACAGGAGATCCTGCCGTCTACTCAAGAACTTTATCCCCACAAAGCAGGGACCAGCCCGCAAGCGACCAGGGACAAAGTTCGTCAATACCACTAAATCCAATGCGCAAGTCAGGCCGATCCCCTGGGTGTTCAGCGAGGATCAGGCGTATGTCTTGGAGTTCGGCGCCGGACACATACGCTTCTGGACCGAGAGAGGCTTTATAGAGACGACTCCCGGCTCTGGCACGCCTTATGAGATCGCCAATAGCTATACACTGACGCAAGTCGATCAACTGCAATACGCGCAGTCTGCCGACGTAATGTATATAGCGCAGGAAGGTGGGCAGCCAAAGACTCTTTCCAGGACCGCCGAAGCAGACTGGACCCTTGCAGACTTCGACAATGTGCGAGGCCCATTCCGAATTGAAAACGGAGATGCGGCTCATGAACTGCGCGTTGATGCGATCAGTGGCTCTGGCGTCAACATCGAGAGTGATAACGCTCTGTTTGACGCTGACCATGTAGGCGCACAGTTCGCGCTCCGTTCGGTGCCAGAGGTTCTGTACGATGAGTGGAAAACAGGCACCGCATATACTGCCGGAGACTATGTATGGTCAAACAGTCTTGAAACCCCTGGCAGGGTGAATGTATACAAGGCTGCTACATCCAACACATCTGGCACACGTGCTCCTGGCCATGACAACGGTACGTTTAGCGACGGAGGCGTGCGCTGGCAATACATTCATGACGGTCGCGGATATGTTGAGATCACATCAGTAACTAGCAGCACGTTCGCCGTGGGCACCGTCAAGTTCAACGAAGAACTTCCTGCGGACTATTTGGCATGGCGCGCCACTGGTCGCATCACACTGTCCGACCTCCCGTCCGATGGTGACACTATCACTATTGACGATGGTGTGGTGGGTTCTGTCACGTTTGAGTTCGATGACGACCTTGCGGTGACTACCGGGAACGTGTCCGTGCTTATTGGCGGTGCGGTCATCGATTCGCTGACGAACTTGCAAGCAGCAATCGTGAGCGAAGGCATGAGCCTTAATACAGTGCTTGGCGCGACGACCCTGTCGCTTGACCACAACAGTACCGGAGCTGTCTTCAACATAGCGATCACTAAGTCGGGGGCTAACATAACGGTTTCTGGCATGTCCGGCGGGCTTGGCGACAGTGTGACTACTGGCGGCACTCGTTGGGCAGAGGGCTCTTGGAGCGACTACAGGGGTTGGCCGCGCGCGGTGACGTTCCACGACCAGAGACTGTGGTTTGGCTACACGGCATCTGAACCGACTACCGTGTGGGGCAGCGTGATAGACGACTTCACCAACTTCGACGCTGGCGCAGCGCTAGACGACGAGGCCGTGACCAAGGTTGTCGGTGGCGAAGAGTTGAACCCGATCCAGTGGCTTAGTAGCAATGAGTCGCTTGTTATAGGCACATCTGGTGCCGTTTACATCGCTGACACTGGTACAGAGTCAACGATCACGCCGACGAACATCCAACTTAAAAAGCAGAATCAGTACGGTTGCGCGCAGTATCAGCCGGCACCTGTTGGGGCTTCTGTCCTCTATGTGCAACGTGGGCGCAGGAACATCCGAGAACTCATCTACAGCGAACAGATCAACCGATATGCGGCAACTGACCTGACGCTAGCGGCAGAGCACATCGTCTCTGCCGGCGTCAAACATGTTGCATGGATGAGCGAGCCTGACCCAATTCTGTGGGCATACGACGACAATGGCGTGCTTGTCGGCGTTACATTTGATCGCGGTGAAGAGGTTCTCGGTTGGCATAAGCACGATGTCTCTGGCGAAGTAGAGGGCGTCTGTGTCATACCGGCAGCAGATGGCACTCAGGACCGTTTGTGGATGGTCGTCAAGCGCACGGTGGATAGCTCTACGGTGCGGCATATCGAGTACCTGTCTAAGTACAGCGACGAGGTACACGCCGACAGTTACGTGTCATATACAGGATCTGCGACAGATACCTTAGCCGTGGCTCATCTAGAGGGCGAGTCTGTCAGTGTGTTGGCAGACGGTGCCACGCGCCCGGAGAAGACGGTTTCCAGTGGATCCATCACGCTTTCTAGAGAAGCGGCAGTCATCCATGCTGGGCTGCCGATGATCGGTTATCTGACACCGCAGCAGATCGAAGGCGGGTGCGTGAACGGCACCGCGCAAGGCAAGCCAGCACGCATGCATAAGGTTGTTGTCAGGCT